GGCGCAACGAGTTGTGCAAGTTCGGGAAATGTCATCGGCGCTCACCTATGTCCAGTGACCACATAGAAACAATAGAAGTTGAGGAAACGCCAGCAAACTCCAACGAATTAGGTGCTTGCACTCCCAAATCGACAGCGCTGCCCGTTGTTTCGCCGAGCACGATCATAACGTCAGCGCTTCCGACTCGGCGAACAAACGTGTTTGAGCGTGCTTGGATAAAGCACTGTCGCGGCGTAGCGGTTGTCGACAAAGTTTGGTAGGTGCCGTTGGGAACGGTTGCTTGTCCCTCGATTTGAAAAGCCATTTTAGGATTCTCCGGCGTCGAATGAGTAGACGGACATGTTGGTAGAGCTGCCGCCGTTGGAACGCACGAAAAACGTGCTCGGATCGGTCACGCCAAGGTCATAGCGAGCGAGTGCGCCGCCAGCCAACCGAATCGTAGTGCCTGTGCCGTTCACGTTGTTTGCAACGATGATGTCGGCGTTCGGCTGGATGAAAATGCGACGATTGAGCACCGACGATGCCATCGGAACGAACACGCCCGAATTTGCGTTGACGGTTGTATATGCGTTGATTTGCAGCGGCATGGAATTCTCAATTCAGAGTGCGAATAAGGTAACCCGAGCACACGTGCACGAGCGTGCCGGAATGCGTGATTTCGAGCGAGTAGTGCCACACGCTTTCGGTTGTGCTGACCGCGTTCAACGCCGAGTTAATCGTCACAAGGTTGAGCACGATTTGTCCGCCAGTTCCCGGCGTGATTCCGCTCGCTTGCGTTGCGGTCACGTCAGCTGAGGCCGTCGGCGCAAGCCCGTTGCGCCAAATGCGCATTGTTGCCGCATTGCCCGTGAGGTTGTGGCTCGTGGTGGTGATCGTGTACGTGCCGAGCGTGCCCGTGAACGTCTCGGGCGTGCCTGGAGCTAGCGCGGAATAGATGATGTTCTCGGTTCTCATGTGCACGCTCCATCGATCGCTTGAGTGTTAATGATGAGCCAGCGAAGTGCGCCGTCATTCTGCCGCATTGGCGTAAGCAACACGTAGGTTCCGATGGCGATCGGTTGCGGCACGTACGATCCGGGCAAGCCGCCAGCGCCGACGCCGTACGAGTAGAACGGGTGCCCGCCGCGGTTGCTCAGTTCGCTGATACTCAGCGCGGTTGACTGCAAGCCGGGAGATTTGACGCTCACGCCCGTCGGCGTTGCGTTCGTCATAACCGCTTCCGACCAGGTGTACGTCCAGCGGTAATACGTGCCGTCAAGCACGGCGTAATTGGTGATCACGCCAAGCACGAACGTGCGTTGCTCGTACGACGGCCGAACGCTCGACACGCGGTCAAGATCGCTTTGGTTGCGTTGCAGGTTAAGTGCGTCGTTTCGATTCACGGTGCGCAGACCCAGTACCCGTTCTCGGCGTATGACTTCAAATCCAAATCGCCCGCATAGATGTTGTTGAAGTCGGTTGAGGTGCGGGGTAAGCGAATCCACTTTACTTCGCTCAACTGGCCGCCACTAGTCATCTTCGGTCGGCCATCGGCGTCGATCGTGGCAACCTGCGAGAAGTGATAGAACTTGTCGTACAAGAACTCGAAGATGACTTCATAGAACTCGCTGCCGGGTTCCTTCTCAATGTTTACGCCTTCGCAGATGAGCGAATAGGCAGGGAAGTTCAGGAACGTGGCGCTGTTGGTTGTGTTGCTGTAGTTGGTGAGCGCGGTAGCCGCTGACGTGATCGGCACAACGCTGGCGTCTTGCGTTGCACGCAATCGGATGCGCACCTGACCAACTTGGTAAGACTCGAATCCATCGGCACCAGTGACCGACGTTCCCCCGATGTCGCCCGAGGTGTTTGCCGACGTCGTTGGCGGGTTCGTCGACCAAGTGATGCGGTGCAACTTAAGGTTGCGTGATGCCGTCACAAACGAGTATTGCGCCGGAAGCATCGAAATGGCAGTTTCCGTCGAGCACGGCGAAATGACGTACTTCGTTCGGAAACTGATCGTTGCTTGCACGGCGCTGTAGTTCTCAAGCGCTTGCACCTGTACCGATCGGGCACGCGTAAATTGGTGCCACGATCCAATAGCACCATAGGTGTCGTAGTCGACGATCGGCAATGCGCCATCGGTCACCATCGATTCATACGAGGTCACCGGGTCAAGTTGTGCGCCGTTTTGGCGCCGGATGATGCGCACAATGTTGATCTCGCTTTCGCCGCCGAGCGGCGCAACGCGTTGATCAAGCACACGATCAGTCCATTCGTAAACGCTTCCGCTTCCGCTCATGACATCACCTGTACCAGTTTGGTAAGCACCGTGCTGTTTTGGATCATCCACGCGCCGATTGAGTCAGCAAGCCCGCCGCGTCCTTCCGCCATGTCAATCCGCTGTTGCTCAGCCATGCGCTGCTGGATCTGCGCTGCGCCCGCTTCGTTTGCAACACTCAACGCCATCTCGTTGCGGATTTGCTCAAGCGACTTACCGCTCAAGAACGCACCGAGGCCCGCGCCCGCGATCGTGGCGCCCTCTTGCATTTGCTGAGCCCACGAGACTGCGCCGCCCGCTCGCCCCGTGTTCACGTCGGCGCTGCCGCCGATGAAGCCAGCCATGAAGCCGCCACCTCGAGTGCTTGCAATTTGCTTCTCCATGATCGCAAGCCGCTCAAGCAGCACGCTATTCGCGGCAACGGTTTGTTCGCCGGTTGTCTTGAACTTCGCGAGCGCTTCGCTGGCGCCCTTCGTCGCATTGTTCATCGTTTCCATAATCTGCCCGGCCACGATCAGCGGCGACAATGCGCCTGCGATCGCGATACCCGCAGTGCCAGCTGCGCCCGCAGCGCCGCCGATCGCACCGAATCCACCGAGCGAGAGCGCAGACTGTGCGCCCGCTTTAAGCACGCCCTGCGCCGGGCTCGGCGTCGAGCTCACGCGCTCCATGCGCTTCGCCGACGCCTTGATCTTGGCTTCGGTGGCCTTCAACCCGGCGTCAACGCCTTCGGTTGTGACAACAACGGGTACGTGTACTTTCGGCAGACTAGCCACGTGGCAACTCCATCAAAGCGGTTTCCACGGCATCGCTGATGAACTCAACAACCCGCGGTTGATGTCGTTGAGCGGAACGTGTGACGTAAAGCCGTCGGTAGATGCGAGCGCCAAGCGCCGACTCTCGGCGCCTAATTCCCTTGCGCCAACCGCGATCCTGTGAGAACGGCACGATGCGTGCGTTCTTGTTGCCCTTCCACTTGCGCACAAGTTTCGGCGCTGGCTTCGGCCCAACCACGCCATCGGACAAGCGCACGAGCCCTTTCTTAAATGGGCGCCATCCGCCGTCGTAAAGGTGCGCACGCTTACCGACGCGGTTGCCATCCTTGCGCACGCCGACGCCGCACCAAATCCGACCCTTGCGGTACGTCTTGGTCTTGACTGCGATATCTCGCTTGGTGCGCTTTGCTTTCGGCAACGCAAGACTTTTCATCGTGCGCTTGACCGCCTCGCCCCAGTTGCGCAGTCCCTTGCGCACGATCTTCTTGCGCATCTTCTTTGGAAGTTCCGACGCTATCGCTGCGATCCGTTCCAAATCGTGTTTGGACGGTCGGAACTGGATCTTGAATCCGGCTCGCTTTGCGGCGATGTAGTTCACGTCGGATGCCGTCCCAATCAGGGATATCCATTTCCACGTTCAGCGCTGCAACGCTCAACGTAGCAAGATCGGTGCTCGTCAGTGAGAACGCCACACGTAGCACCCGACGTGCGGCGTCAGTTAGTCCCGGCCTTCGGCGTAAAGCCGCTCCACCAGCGCTGAAATCTTCTGCACCGTAAACGCGTCAGCGGCGAGCGCTTCATCCACGCTCGCGAACACTGGTGCGCCGTTCTCAACGAGATGCCGAGCGACCATCCACGCGGAAAGCCGCTGAGGGTCTTTCGCAGACATGTCGAGCGCTTCGATGAGGTCGAGCGCTGACGGTCGGCGCAGCTCGACGGCAACGCCGTTTGAAAGCGTGCCGTGCCAGTTCTTAAGAGTGAGTGCGTCTCGGATGCTCATGCGACTGTAATCACTCCTGTGTATTGAAGCGTGAAATTTGCTCGAACCACTTCGTTTGTTGAAGCCGTTGCGCTGAACGATTGGACGAACGCTTGGCCGCTGTACGTCATGCCGCTTGCCAAAGTAATGAGCGCTGTTTCGGTTCCGGCGCCACTATTGATTGCGGCCTCTACTGCCAACATTCCTGCATCACCTTGATCGTAGAACATGTCGATTGTTGCCGTACATCCGCGGTTTCCGAGAATGTATGTGCGCGGGCCTGTGGCGATGTCGGTGGTGTCGATTATCGTTGCGTCCCTTTGAATCGAAACGGTACCGAGCCCGGTCGATGTTGCAAGGCTTCCCCATTTAAACGAAGCGAGCGCCGATGAAAGTGCAGGCATTTAATTCTCCCTGTAGTAGATGTCCACTTCGCAATTGACTTCCGCTGGCTCTTGCTCGTCACCTTCGCCGACCGATGCGGCGTCGGCCGTTCGGCCACGGAATATCACTGCGTCGAATGTGTAGGAACCAAACAAGTAGGACGCCGGAACACAAGCCGCAGGAACGTCGGCAGCAATCGTGAGCGCCGTACCCGTTTCCAGTGCAACTACTTTGATTTGAGCCGACGCAAGCCAGTGACCGCTTACCGCGCTGCGCTCGTTGTTTGTGATCTCAAAAGTGATCGCTGGCAAGCCACTGTTCTGCAACCGATACCCGTGCGTGATCGGGTAGACGTTGAGCGCTGCGCTTCCGTTGAGCATTTCACGTAGTGCGGCTTCGATGCTCATACAACCTCCTCACACTCAAGCACGGCGACCATGTCGGCTTCGTCGAGGTTGGTAATGCCAAGAATGCGGAACGTGCGAGCACGCACGGTGAGCCGATACGTTTCGTTGATGCCCCAATCTTGGAGCGAGTTCCAACGACAACGGATCTCAGCTCGGCGCACCACCGCAACGCCGTCGGCGTACTGTTGCTCGCTCGCGCTGTCCGTGCGCAAGTCAACCCACAAGTACGGGTTTCCCGGTCGCGTCTTGTTGATGTCGGTAAACGCGCCAGTTCGCATCCCCAAGTCATCTTCGTTGATGCTTGGTTGCAACACAGTTGCAGGGAAGCGAAGTCGGCCGCTACCGATCATCGGAGCGCCCCACGTGCGCTATACGCGTTCATGATGAACTTCAGCGAAAGCGGAACTTCGGCAAGCGAAGCCACCGACGTTGCGTCCGGGTTGGCGTACCACGCACCCACGAGCGCAACAATGGCTTGCTGCAAAGCATGCGGAACTTGCGTGTATCCCGCGGTATAGGTCACCGTGGGGAACGTGCCGTCATAAATCTCCGGCGTCTCTTTGAACTCAAGCGCCGTCAAACTGTCCGTTGCGTTGACGTACCAATCGGACGTTGGCATCGTCGTGAGCACGTTGCTTCCGTTGTAGTAGGTCACCGAAGTGACCGACGCCACTGGTTGAATGGGCAGAATGAAACGCCGCCACTTGTCAAGTTTGGCCGTGCGCGTTTCGCTTGCGAGCCCGATGCCAAGTTCACGCTCCAACAACTCGCCAGCCGCAATGCACAAGGTTGTGAGAATGACATCATCGGCGGTCACGTCAATGCGCAACCGCGTCTTCAGAATGTCGATAGGTATGGGTGTCGCAGCCATGAAACCCGCGCCGGGGGTTTCCCCCCAGCGCGAGCGAAAGGTAAGAAATAATCAGGCAGACGCGTTGAGGCCGTAGATTGTGGCGAACGCTTCCGGTTGCATGATCTTGGAATCAGTACGCACCGTGATGTACATGGTGGTTTGCTGACTGACTGCCGCTGAGTATGGGTCAATCATCGACGTCATACCCATGCGGTCGAAGATTTCGAAGTAGTCGAAGTTGCCCGCGATGAAGAACGCAGCGCCACGAACTGCGGTAGTTGTCAACGTGGCACCTTGTGCTGTAGCAACGTACTCGCCGACCGAGTACGGAATGCCAAGGATGGTGCCAGGCGAACCGCCCGAAAGGCCCGCAGACTCGTTCAACTTCCAGATGTAGTCCGTGGTATTCACCTTCAGTTTGCGAATCGTGCGAATCGCAGTGTCAGAAGTCAGCACGCGGAAGTTGCCGACGCGGTATTGCGGAGGAACTGCGTGAATGCAGTCAATGATGTTGTCGCCGGTAATGGAAGTTGCGCCAGCGTCTTCCGCAAGTTGCACGCCTTGTGCGATGATGCGGCCACTGTTCGTGGTTGCCCAATCGCTGCTGCTTGTGTCGCCGATACCTTGTGGCTGGCTCGCTCCTGTGCCAACGGTGTAGTACTGATCCATGATCTTTGCGAGCGAAACGCCGCAACGGTCGGCCACGTACTGCATGCCAGTCCCGATGCCACCGGAACCGATGGCGTCTTCAATGAACTCTTGGCTCATCTTCGTTGCACAAACGAACTTGTACGGCACAACGGAAACTTGCGCAAACGCTGGATCGGATGGGGTGATGTCAGCGGCTTCCGCGATCAACGCAGACGTTGGAAGAGCACCTTCCACGGTGATGGTGCGCTTGCTGTCGATCGTCGAAACCTTCGAGATAGAGCGCAGGATGCTTGCTTGGTACATGCGCTCGACAATGCGGCGTTCCATGTCGGTTGGAATGCCAGCGCCGCTTGTGCTGGTTGCGAGTGCGCGGATTTCAGCAGCATCACCACGTGCAACGGCCTTGAGCCAACGCTCTGCGTATTCCTTGGAGGACACGTCAGCGACAGCGCTACGCGTTGCAACTGGCTTGAATTGCGGTTCAGTCATGCGAGATTCGAGCGCTGCAACGCGGTCTTGTGCTGCGCGAAGTGCTGCTTGATCTTGCGCGGCACGCTCGACAGCGTCGAGGTGAGCGTCAATGCGCGAAATTTTCTCGCGCTCTTCTCCGCTTCCGCGGATTTCGACGTGGTGCGACTTCGCGCCAGTGCGCGCGGCGAAGCCTTCAAGGGTCTTGCGGTACTCGTGAACGGTGTTCTCAATGTTGTTCAGTTCGTCAGACATGGCTTGTCATCCTGTGCTTGTGAATCTCGAGCCGCAGCGCCGCGGCTTCAATGGCAGCCGCGGAAACATTCCGCAGGCTCGATGAGGTCTTGTCGCCGTAGGCAGCGTCAACCACTACGCTCAGCTCGACGAGCCGCGCGGCGGTAACGGTGCGTTCAGTGCGTCGCGGGTTCCACTCGTCGCGATCGACGTAGAAACCAAACGACATTTCGCCGCTCAAGTCGCCGCGCTCGAGCATCGCACGCACGTCGTTGCCGACGCTCGTCTCGGCGAGATCCGCGGTGAAGCGCAGCCCGCTCGCGGTATCGTTGAGCGTGAGCGTGCCGCTGCGCGTGCGAGCGAGCAACGCGCTCGCGTTGTGGTTGAAGAGCAGTTTGATGTCAGCGCCCGCCAGGTCGCCAAACGCGCCGCGGGTGATTCGCTCACGAAACTGCGGGTTGAACGGCTCGGAGATTTCGCGGCTCCACTTGCCGTATGGAATCGCGAGGCCCGACAACGTGCGGCCCGCTGGTGCGCCAATCGTGACGCTGCGACGTTCAAGCAAAGTCATCCACGCTCCCCGCGCTAGTGTCAGCGCCGATGTTGGTTTGACCGCCGCCCGTGCCCATGTTCTTCGCGAGGATCGGATCATCGAGCCCGTCAAGCGGCGCAAGGTTCAGGTACTCACGCGCTTCGTTGCGCGTGATGACGCCGGACTCGACGCCAGTGCGCAGCGCCGCCATTTGCTCGGCGAGCGACGGCCGAGAGATCATGTCAGCGTCAAACGTCGCCGAGCCGAACGGCGCAAGTTTCGCAACGATCTCGGCCGCCCACGTGCTGAACCAGTGCTGCAAACACGCGTCCACGTACATGCGAGAAAGCCATTCCATCGAGCCATAGGCGTTCGCGCTGTGCTCGCTCAGGTACGACGTCGGCACGCCATAGATGCGCGAAACGTCTTCAACGCTGTAACGTCGAGCTGCGGCAATGCCTGCGTCATCAAGCGTGCTGCTGATCCGCTCGACGCGCATACCTTCGGCGAGCACGAGCGGCTTGCCCGCGTTCTCAGCGCCCGCATGATGCTGCAAGAACTTCTCGCTGATTGACTGCCGAGCACCTTCGCTGAGCGGGCCCGGATGCACGAACGCCAATTTCGGGTTGCCGGCGTTCTTCATAACCTCAAGTTGCGAGTTCTCTTGTGCTGCGAGAATCTGCAACGACGTGCGGCACAATCGCACCGGCGACTCACCCCACAAGCCATCGAGCCCGACGGCTCGAAGGTGCAGCATCGAGGACATCGGCACGTCACCGTACAGCCGCGTCTTGTAGACGGGCTCAGGCTTCGTGAGATCGAGCGACACGCTTTCAATGTCGAGCGGCAACAACTCAAGCAACTCGCCACCGAGCGTGCGGTTGATCACGGCAAACGCGTTGCCGTATAGCAACGCTTGCATCGTGAGCGAGCGGCGGAACTCAAAGCCATTCTGCCAGCGGTTCGGTTGCTGCAACAACGCGTTCGCAGTGCGCTCGCTCACGTCGAGCGGTACACGTGCCACGTCGTTGGCGATCAGCGAAGCCGCGCGGTAAACAGGCGTGTAGGCGAGCGCCGTGCCCGGCGTAATCGTGGGCATGCCCGCGACGTCAAACGACGTCGGGAGGATGACGCCGTGCGTCCCCCAGTGGCCCAACCAACGCTGTAACAGACTGCGCAACATGTTGCGCATTGCGACAAGTTTCGGCCGTCGTGTCTCGGACTAAACTTCGGATTCGTAACAACTGCTGCGTTTCCCCCCCCAGCAATGCACAGCCATGATCGAGGCCACCAGCGGGTCAATGGCGCTGTGGTCGCGAGGCTTCTCAGGTCGCACGTACCCGGTCATCCCCGTTCGCGGGATGGCTTCCGCGCACGCTCGGCGCAAGATCGGATCGTCGCCAATTACCAACTTGCGACCTACCCACAAGTTCTGAAACAACTGGCACCCCGGAGCAAACGTGCTCGACCCCATGCTGTAGGCTTGGATCGGCGCCCCAATTTCGGCAAGCCGCTGCGCTAGGTACGACGCGCCCCAGCGGTCATATCCGACAAGTTGCACGTCAAATTCCGCGATGATCTCGGCCATCTTCTGTGCGATGGCTTCGTGGTCGATCTCGGCGCCTGGCGTCAGATTGATCTTGCCTTCGTCGGCGTAGCGTCGGATCGGCATGCGGTAGTCCAGTTCGCGCTGCGCCACGTTGGCGCGAGGCCACCAGTAGTGGCCACGGAGCAGGATGTTGCCGCTCTCTTGCGGAATCGCGACCACGACGGCCGACATGTCAAGCGACTTGCTCAAGTCAATGCCGACCCACGCTTGACGCTTGCGTTGCTCTGCCCAATCGACCACGGTTGCCGGCGGCCAGTACGACATATCAAGCCACCCGCCGACGTCCTCGTTGAGTCGAGCGCAGTGATACCGACAGAACTCTGAGCGCTGTCCCGGATCTCTTTTCATCGTGTTGTACAGCCGGCGAATGCTGGCCGCGTCGGGTTGCCCGTATTGCATGCCCGGATTCGCCTTCGGCCACGCCGCTTCGTCGGCGATATCGTCGTTCTGATCGATGCCGTAGAGCATGGCGAACGTCGCGTCATCCTCAGCTTCTCCTGACAGCACGGCACGAGCGCCGGAACACAGCGTCTCGTAGTGGCTTTCCGTGTTGCTGCCGGGCGTCGAGATGATCACGCCCAGCGTTTCCTTCCGCTTCATTCCCGTCGTGATGAGTTTGTTGAGCACGCTGCCGCGGTACTCCGCGGCTTCGTCAGCGATCCACAACGACGGGTTCAACCCGTCAAGCGATGACTCACGCGACGTCAATGCGTTAAACTCGCAGTCTTCGTCCGGCCGCGTCAAGTCGCTCATCTTGACCTTCACGCTCGGATCGTCGAGCCGACGCGCCATCGTGCGTGCCGTGTCGACGAGGATCTGCGCTTGCTCGACCTTGTTCGCGAGCACGTGCACCCGCTTGCCAGCGCCGCTCATGAAGTCGTAGAGCCCGAGCGCCGCCATCAACGTTGTCTTGCCGTTGCCGCGGGCGACCTGAATGATGCCCATCGTGAACCGTCGGCGGCCCTCCGCGGTGCGCCAGCCGACGAGGTTCGCCACGATGAAGGCTTGCCACGGGTGCAGTTTGAACGGCTCGCCGTCGGCCTCGCCGACCAGCGACAGCCCGCCGATGAACTCGAATGCGTCGGCAACGCGTTTCCATTCGAGCACGATGTCGGTGCGCTCGAGGTCACGATTAAAGCGCGAGCACGCGGCGTAGACCCATTTCCCCGCGGGGATTCGGCCGCTCACAACGTCAACGGCGTATTGACGGACGGTGGCTTCGGCTTCGGTCATCGTCTTAACAGTCATGCGGTTTTTTGACCAACGGTCGGTTTGAGACACCAAAAACCGCGCTGGCAGCGTCAGAATGCGGTTTTTTTGAACGGG